GCAAGATAAGATTGAGGGACTTTTAACGCTGAAAATAATTTGTCTCTTAAATATTTAACGTCGTCGATGTCTCCGGTATAAGTACCTCCAGGAAGTGATTCAATTTTTGTGCTTTGTTGCCCACCGCGAACAGGCACAAAATAATCCTCATCAATGCTCATTGGATTATAGCGTAAATCAACTCGACCAGTGTCTGAATCAACTACTTGGTTTCTTTTCATTGATGTGATCACTTTTTGCATATATTGTTCAACATCTCCTGGGCTAATTCCTCCAACGTCAATATAAAAAACTCTTCTTTCAGGAGAACGAACAATACGATAGGACATCATCGCATCTTCTAATAAGGTTAGCTGGCGCCAGATTCTTCTTGCAGGCTCCAAAACAGACGTGCCGTATGGGGCATATTTATCATTTCCTAAAATACGAAAATGACCCATCTGCCAATTCTCAAAAGTTACGCCACCAGTATTCCATTGGTATTGAATATAATTTGGATTTGTTTTATCTTCACCCTCTAATCTTTCTACTTCTTGAGAGGGCAAACCAATTACATTTGTTATACCAACCTCGGGGTTTAAATCTAAATAAATAAAGAAATCACCATATTTACACATTGTTCGACACCATCCGAATAAATTAAATTCAACATTTAAAACATTATAATATAAACTTTCTAAAATACCTTTAATTTCTTCATTTGTGCTTTTAATTGCTAACATTTTACGAAGACTGTTAGATGTTGTCATTTCATCTGCATAAATATCTAATGCAGAAGCGATTTCTGGTGTGTATTCCATTTGATCGAAATCAATGTAGCGTTGATTTCTATTTTGTTGCGACATAATGTTCGCCGACAAATTATCAAATGGATTATATGATAATCTTTGAAATTTTTGGCCAGCGACATCTTTAAACCTACTTCCATATTTATCTAATCTTCTTCTAGAAAGATTTCGAGTAGTTTGAGAGCGATAATTGATCAGTGGACCAGAAAAAAGTCTTGTCAGCTTTTTAAATAATGGCCACGATGAATCTTTTGGGTTTCTATTTCTATTTGCCATGTTTTATCCTTTTAATAACCACAAATGTTCTTCATATTGTTTTTCAGCTTCGGTTCTTTTTTTGTCTAGGTCGCGAGCCTTTGAGCGCCCGAGCATTCCTGGTATTGTAGTATCCAAAACGGAGTTACTTTTCATTATAGCACCTAACATAGCTTTTTTGTAGGCCGAATCTCTTTGATTTTCTATAATTGCAGTGTCTCTTACCCAACAGCCTATTGCGCATGCCATAATTAAATCATCATTATACCCTCTTTGTGCTTCTGGCCGGCCATTATTCCAAATAAAAATATCTAATTCGGTTCTAAGCCTTGAAGAATAAATTGTTATGATTCTATTCCTTACGAATTCTTCAAACTTAGCCACTAGAAGAGGTCGAGTTTTAAGAGAAGTTGTAAACCCGGCAACTGTTCCACTTCTAGATTCTGCTGCTAGCTGATCAACATATTCATGAGTGGACTTGACTGAGAAATAAATATTTGGATATTCCTTCTCTATTAGTTTGTCTAAAACAGTATACCCAACAGAGTTATTTTCTACTACAACCATGCAGCCTCCATACTCATGACCTGCATTAGAAATTATTTCAGAAAACATGTCGGGAGTAACCTTTCCTTGATACTCGGCTATAATTTCCATAGTTTCTAGCTTAAATACATGAAAAACAGAGTAGTCGTTGCCGTCTCCTCTAGCGACATCTGCAGAAAGTAAATAAGTATTTTCTGGATTGTATTCTTCCCATATCCAGAAATTTCTATCGAACCCAGTTCTATGTTTTGGTGGCTTAATCTGTGAATCAATTCTTGTGATATCATCTGGATGTATTACAGTCTCACCAGAAGCATTAAAGTTACATTCTAACTCTTGGGCGATCTGTCGGCGGGACATGTTTTTTGTTTCCTTTGTGAACCAATCTTCGTCCCGCTCTGGGTGGGCGTCCCATAATAATTTAATAGGGTAAAAATTACTTTTATTGGCGGCGGCATCAATGTATGTTTTATGAAACCAATTACCAACACCATTTGGTGTCGAGAGGGCGATGCAACGACCGCCTGTTGAAAGTGTTGGGTACAGGCCAGTCCACAATTCTTCTAGCCCATCAACATGCGCGGCCTCATCAACGACCAACAACGACAGTGCTTCTGAACGACCTGCGTCTACAGAGGTCGAAGAGGCTTTAATTTGAGATCCATTGCTCAGTTCAAAAGAGTTTCTATTGTCAACTTCTACCTCTGCTATCTGAAGCCATTCAGGGAGATGTTTAAGCATGTGCTTTACTTTCTTGACAAGGTTGGATGCTGTTGTGTACTTTGTTGCCATGACAAGAACATTTTTATCGCGATGAAACAACATCATCCAAACGATATAAGCAGCTGAAATGGTTGAAATACCAAGCTGCCTTGCTTTTAAAATAACAGTAAAGCGGTGATCATTAAAAGCTTTAATTAAATCACTTTGATAGTCGTAAGTTTTAAAAGGAATTAAACCATCTATTGGGTGTGCAATCCGTGTATAATTATTAATAAAATAAACCGGGTCTTTGCCGCACTTTAAGACTTCTTTACGAATCTCCTGTTTGGTTAGTTTGTATCCCACTTTTAATCCTTGGAGCTAGTTTTTTCGACATTCTTTGGCTTTTTAGCACTATCACGACCTTGGCTTAACCAACTTTTAATTGCGCCGCGGACACGATCTTCTGTGTCGTCCTCGCTTGGCAATTCGGGTTCCGCCTTAAGGCCACCAATTGTATAAGATTGGGTAGCTTGAACCCAATTTCTTTTTCGTGACATAGATTGAGCATGGATATCTGGTGTACCATCAGGAGTTAAAGATACAGTATTCCCTGTAATGTCTTTATATTCTTTTTTAAGATATTTGATAATATCATTTAAGGTATTTTTAACATCATCTTCAAAACTATTATCATGAAAATCTTTCATTGTAATTTCAGCTTGATAAGTTAAATGCAGTCTATTTTGACTGTCGAACCTTACATGGAACCCATCCATAACTCTTGAGTCAATAATACAGTCGCCTTCTTCTCTTTTTAAGCCTACTGTGCGAGCTTTACCATCATAAGAATATCTCTCATCATGTGCTCCATCGTGCGCATTTGCTGCGGCTTGGTTAATTCCTTGAATTACATCATATACACTAGACATTATTTATTCTCCTCTAGTTGTTTAACGGCGGGCGCGCGTTCGACGTCTGAGAGGGCCTTTTCGACATGAGGTGCGCCCCTTTCTATGTTTTTTCTTTTGATGTCACCTTGTAATAGTGGTATCTCTGCCTCGGTGTACCAAGGGGACGCGCCAGAAGGTGTATATAATGCGCGTGGCTTTGCTAATTTAGTGATCTTACCCACAGCATCAACGTGAACAGGAACAGATCGGTTGACAGACGGAAACCATTTTGTAACTATCTTTTCTTCTTTCAAATATTCATCAAATACTTCTTCAATTGCGCCACGAATTTTTTCATAAAGACTTTTATCTCCAAGAAGAAGCTCTTGTGTCCCTTTAGTTTGAGGATCTTTATCTGCTCCCTTGGCGCTTTTTTCGTGTTTCTTTTTACCCTCTTCGCCCTTTCGAAGCGTAGCTAAATCTTTTGTATCAATATCTCCGTCATCATCCGTGTCCATTGTAGCTTGTTGAGTTTGAGAAAGTTTTATTTCTTCCACAGACTCATGAAGAAAATATCTTGGGTCTATTCTTCTTCTTTTTATAACTGGTCTCATTTTATATTCCTCCTAGAACACTTATAATTATCTTCTTGTTTGGTAAAACTCACTTTTTTATTAAGTCATTCTATTAACGCCAGAGCGTATTAAAATTCTTTTTAAATAGTTATCTCTTCCTGTAGTTATAATTTCATTAAATAAACCTTCGAAGTCATTATTTTCTACGTAATCATGATACCATAAATTTCTATTTTTGAATACGCCTCGTTGGCCATCTCTATAGCTTAAAAATGCTATCATTAATTTATGTTTATCTGAAATATTTTCTTGGCCTTTTGCTTTCAATCCTTTTAATACTTGTTTGTAGTTCCAATTTAAAAGTCTTGCCGCGGCAGGAATTGCTTTTGTTGGGTCAAACCTTTCATCCACCCCAGCAAATTCTGGGTTTTTTCCATATTTGCGTTGTCGTGGATTGTCGTCTGGTCCACAATTTCGAATGCAGACAATCGAGTCCTCTGAGGCGGTTAACCCTCCGCTCCGACCTGCTGCTCCCGGGACCATAAGTTGCATGATGCCGGCGGCGCCGGCATAACTAACTGCATTTGGATTGAAACTTGATTCCGCACTGGCAATTGCTTTTAACATTCTTGAAGTGAGGGGCATTGTGTCTATTGATTCTTGTTTCGCGGCTTCGTTAAATAACCTGTCATATTTAGAAATAGATTTTGGCAAGCGGAACAAGTGGATATGACTTAAAGTTTTGAGCATCCATTTAGCTTGGGGATTGTTTTTATATTTTGGTTTTTGAAGGTGTCGTATTAGCCATTCTTTATCGCTGTCCGATATCAGATCTTGAAGCTCTTGTGGGCTCTCCCAATCTAAATTGTGTAAGCCCGTGTCAGGATCGAGGATATCTTTAACGCCGAAGCCAATAGAGGGGATCTCCTTTTCCATTTCTTGGTCCGAAATTATTTGTTCTGTTGGGAGAGGAGGGCTAATTTGACCGTACAGGCTATCTCTGATTGTTTGGTACGCTTTTTTATAACCTCCGGTGTT